GTAAGTGCGGTGATGTACGGCGTACCATCCTTACCGTAGCTAGACCACGTTCCAAATCGTTTTTGTTCAACACGGAATTCTCCCCACTTAGTTTTAAACCATTCATGTTCAGCAATTTCAGGGTGTTCACTCATCGGTTCATTCTAATTTCAATGTTTTCTTTAATGCTATTCATATCAGACCTAGAGGCATTCATACCAGACATGCCGTTACCATGGTCATCAACATGCATCACTGTAGCAGAATCGGAATGGTCTAGAATCTTCTGCTTAATTTCTAACTGTTTCTTCTCTTTCTGAATACGACGTAGGAATGCGTAGTAAATGATTTGCGTGAAGTAAGCGAATGGATTAGAAGATTTCTCGGGATCAAAGTTATCAATGTACTGTAAACAGTTTTCAATACCATCACAGATCATGTCTTCTCTGAATGGATAGTTTACAAAGTTTGGTTTGTAAGACAAGTGAGTAGCAATCTTCAAGAAGCACTCACCAATGTAATTGGGAACCCTTGGTTTAGGTTTCTCATGTTCTTTAGCGTAAATCACTCTCTCCCGATAGACAGTCATTGCCTCTAGGAGTTCTTTGTTGTTTACATAGTATTCAGTGTTTTTACGCTTGACCATTCTTGTCTTTGATTCCTGTTAGGAGTATAGCACATAGAAGATCTGTGTGCAAATGTAAATCGATTTCATAAAGGGCTTGACGTAACCTCAGAAACTCAGTACAATTAACCTTGTGAGAGGTTCAAAGGTAATTAAAGCTCTTAGCTACTCTTTAGTACCTGTACCTGAGTTATAAATTTTTTCTAGAAGGTCTCTTGATTGTTCTACTGATCCAATGTACCCAGGTAAGATTTTACTTGGATCACCTTTCTTACCTTCACCATGAAACTTAGTTAATGACTTTGCTTTCTTATCTTGAGATAAACAACGTAGATAGAACTCAGTTATTTTCTCATCACATTCAGTCATAGTAAGGATATGTCTCTTTGGTAAAACAAACATATCTTCAAAAGTAGAATGAATCCATTCTTTTAAAGTAAAACCATCTACAGTATGGTTCTTCTTTGTTTTACTTACTGCTTCTACTTCCATAGGTTCATGTATTAAACATGACTCTTCTTCAGGCATGTAAGCAACCCTTGCTACAATCTCTTCTCCAGATACTAATTTAATAGTTGCAATAAATTCTTCTTCCATACGTTTCTCATCGTAGGTTTACCTTTATAACTTCATACTTAAAGTTTTCTGATTGGTAGATGTTTACTCTTTCATTTAAATGTTTGAGAGTATAATTTCTACCATTGATATCATCAGCGATATCATATAGTGTTGCTAGATCTTTTCCTTCACCTTTACGTAGAACTCTACCAATGGACTGTAAGTTACGAACACGAGACTTACTGGGTGATGCAAAGATAATATTGTGTAGTCGTTTAATATTGATACCAGTAGAGAATGTTCCGTAAGAAGCAATGATTACAGCATTGTTTTCTGTTTCAGTCAGTCTTCTTACTTCTTCTCTATCTTCAACGTCAGTACCACCATGAACAAAGAATACTTTTCTCTGTTCGTCTACGGTACTATTTATCAATTCATGCAACGGTTCACCATGCTTCTCGATATAATTGAAAAGCACTAGGGTATTCCCTTCAATATCTGCTACTAGATTCTTGATAAGATTGTTTCTACCACGATGTTCACACAAGTAATCGATCTCTTCGTGATATGATTCAAAGTATTCTGGATTATGCTTACAGAGTAATACCTTAATCCTAAACTTAGATAAGTATCCTGATTTGATTAGATCATCTGTTTTAGTAACTTGCTTACATGATCCAAACAATCCTTCCAATACCCACTTATGAGTTTTACTACCATCTAGTGTTCCAGTAAAACCAAATCTATATTTCGCATTATGAAGTTTCGTCATAATGCCTGTTAATGATTTAGACTTAAACAAGTGTGCTTCATCACCAATCACACAGTCAATATCATCAAAGTATCTCTTTGGAAACTTGTAGATAGACTGCCATGTTGAAATGATGACTTCCTTATCAGTATTCTTATCTTTACCACTGTAAATCTTATGGACATGAGCATCAGCATTCCATCCGTACTCTTTAAAGTCATTGACCATCTGTTCTACCAGGGACGTAGTAGGGACGATGATCAGCGTCTTCTTGTTGGTAGCAGTATAGTATCTGACGAGGGAATAGATCATCAAAGACTTACCACTTCCCGTAGGAGAAAGAAGTAGTTTGCGATTGTTTTTCAGTGCCTCATACACTGCTTTGTATTGATACTCGCGAGGTTTTACTGAGGCAATCTTATCCATAAAAACTTTGACCCCTTCATAAGATACAAAGTCATTACTCTCTTCTACTTCACCATACCAATCGTTAGTTTCAAATCCAACGGTGTATGCTCTTTCATGTGCCCACTCTTGTAAGTGATCTAAAAGACCACCATACAACTCACCAGTCCCAGGCGAATACAAGCGGATCATTCCATCCCAGTATTTGTATCTGGGATTTCTTTTTAAGAACTTTGCTTCTGGGACTTCAAATGAAAAGTAATCAGATAGTTCATGATGTACATGAGGAGCACCTTTTACAGTGACGTAAACCTCATTTTTCTTTTTGATTACAATGTCGGTCATTAGTCACTTCCGTTGATAAATTTCTCCCACTGGATTGCTGAGTTCACTTGAAAACCTCGGTTTGAGATCTGCTTCATTACGCTATCGAGGAAGTAAAGCATCTGATCTAGATACTTGATCTTTGCTTCCATGTTGATGATGTCTTCGTCAGACTCAAGATATACTTTCATTTTTTCCGATGTTTTGATAGACGATCCAAAGGGTTTCTCTGCGTACACCTTTGCTTCCGCTTCTCCACCGTAGTATTCTCTTTTTTCTCGTACAAGTTTGCGTGCTTCAAACTCAAGCGAGGTTTTAATTTGTGATAGATCAGTGTAGTGGTTTAAGTATTTATTGTGCTGGAAAGGGATCTCTAGAGCGAGTTGTCCAAGATCTGTGCTATATTGCTTGTTCTTAAATTGGAAATCTACAGCAGAGTCTTCATTCCATTCAGCACGAATTTTTTCAAAACGATTACGAAGAGAGTCAAAATTCATTAGATAGATTTGATTTTGTAAGAGTGATACTTGAATACAACATCAGCAGTCAAATATTCTTGGTCAGATAGTGAAGCGTCAAACTGAACTCCCGTAAGTGAGATGGGGAACAGACCTTCAAAGTTGACCGAGAACGCTGGGTTGTAGTGAGACGTAGTAATCATAAGATTACCTAGACTGTATTCTGGTTCTGAGGGGACACTTGCATCACCGTCATTACCATTGCTTCTAATCCAGTCCTGTATGGACCTGTAATTGACGAGATCCTCATCGATGATAAAACGTACAAGAAAGTCCCCAAAGGTCACTCCACCGCCAGGAACGATAGGCAGAGAGCGAAACCTTGTGGGGACTTCTGTAACAGGCATATTGATATCAGGAATGTTTGCTGCCTGACAGAAAAAATCGACACCTTTAAACTTATCGAGATTCAGTTTGAATCCGAGTGGTGATAGATAATTTCTATTTTTTGGCTGCTCCTCATACCAATTAGCAGACATGTCAACTTCCCAAGCTACACACTATTTAGTGAGTCACATATCATGGAATTTGTAGTCAAGAACTGCTCTGTACAACTGATCTCTTAAGTACCAGAGGTGTTCTTGCTCAGTTGGATGTCTTGCTGGAGAACCTTCCCAGTTCTCAATTCTTTTGCATACACAGTGATAGAGGAGGTGGATATCCTCTATACTAAATTTCATTTCATATATAACTGGTTCATTTTCTTCCATTAGGGATTCCTCGGATCTATTCCTAAACTTTCAAGATACTCTGTCCACCAATCAGGATCTTTCTTTTTCCATTTAGGAACAGGTTTACCCAATTCGGAATAGTAATCGTACAGTGCCTTATCTATAGTCTGTGCGATCTCCATACTCCTCTTCCTCTTCATCAACGTCTGCATATGCATCCGCCACGAAGGGTCCTCGTTCTCGTAAAGGTTCTCTTCTGACATAATCCTGTTCAGCATTAACAGCAGATACCCACACAGCAAGTTTCATTACTATGTAGATAATGATGAGAGGTAAAAAGCATCCAATAAGGACAAGTGTTCTAGCAGTCATCTCGATTCTCCTCGTCGTCGTAATCGTAACTTAATCTACAATCCCAAAGATCTTCATCCCATTCGGGTTCGTAAAGAGGACATGGTTCCTCAAAGAGATGATTCATTCTTAGTTGATTAATCCTCTCTCGTAATGACTTGTAGAACTCTCTCCTCTCGTCTGAATTCATGCGTAATATGCTTTGTAGTATGCGACAATACCGTCAGTTCTCACGTTACCCTGAGACACCCAATCATGAACACATTCGTAAATGCTTTGATTGGAGTAGCGTGGGGATCCATCAGAACAGATCTCAGAACCAAATTTTTTAAGAAGGATGTTTAGTCCTTGTGTTCTTACATCCATACGTTCGTCGCTGTAGCGCCAGTCAGTTTGAATACTCATTTAGTAAATCCAGAATAGTGTTGTAAGCGTGGTGAGCACCATCATGCCAGTCTCCTGACTTATGATGCTGTGTACCATCATACAGCTCAGTCTTCAACTTGTATACTCTAGCAAGAACATCGGTCTTGCTCACTCTTCCTCTAGGCATTGTTTCGTTTTGGTTCATTTTGTTTCATTTTGGCGTATGCTTGACTGTAGTAAACAGACTTCTTATCGCCTGCTTTCTCTAATTGTCCCACTATAGATGACCAAATGAGGTATTGCATCTCACTTTTCATTGTTTTTGTTTTTATATAGACATAAAAAAAGAGGACCCGAAGGTCCTCTGTGTTGATATGTAAACGAGAATCACATGAGGTTTGTAACCTGGACTCTTCTGTAGTACATGTTAGCACTTGCGGTGAGTGCTTCAGCGTCAGGGGTGCCGCTGTAGAGACCGTTAGTGGTAACGAATGGGTTGGATACCATGCCGTAGCGAGTCTTGAAGCCAATCTTAGGCTGGAAGGTGCCTGGGTCGATGGAACGAACCATTTGGAGGGGTACGTATGGGCAGTAGAAGAGACCTGCGTCATAAGGCGAGGTGCCCTTGTAACCGACGACATAGAAGTGCTTGTCGCTGAGGTTTGCTGCATAAGGATCAACGTAGACCTTGATGCGTCCGTTGATTGTACCGACTAGGAGGTTACCAGTGTCATCAACTTCACCGATGGAAGGACCACCAGCGCCAGTTAGACCTGAGGAATAGTCGA